CTTCCCTTGTCGGTGCCCCAACAGACGGGAGCATTCCCTCTACGATCATAGATCGATCAGCATCATATACGCCTTTGTCGGATAACCATGTTTCACTCAAAACGTTTTTCTCCAGGAAGCCCCGATGTTCCATTTCCCTTTTATCGGATCGATATCGGTACCTATTTCAAGTCCATTGGTTCCGTTCTTCGCACCATTCAGGCGCTCGCTTCTTATCTCGTCAAGAAACATATCAACCTTCTTCTCAACATTTGCTGATTTCTGAACAAACTGGAGTTTTGCTCTGTCCTTTTCAGCCTCAACAGAATCCTTATTCGCCAGCTGATTCTCAATGAAGTCCATTGAGATTTTTGCAATTTCCTTCCAGTCCTTCTTTTCCTTCCATATCTTGATTGCCTTAACCACAACAGGGATTGCGGCCACCACGATACCTACTATTGTTCCGACCAATTCCCAATTCATAATATCCTCCTTATGTTGTGCGCTTCGTAGGCTTACCGTTCGCATCCAGCGTTACGGTAAATGTATCAAGAAGCGTTGTGTTATCAACGTCATACACTTTCAACTGAAAAGAATTCGCTGTTACATTTACAACTTCCCATTTACCCAGCGCATTTGACCTTGCCATCTGAAGGGCCTTCCCAACTGTCCCGGCCGTAAGATGTCCTGCAAGTGATTCATCGCACATCGCATCCGCAATAGCCGCCAGGTTTGCAGCGCTGATCGTGAGCTGTGTTTGTGGTGTAGACTTTATGTTGTTACTTCCGTCAAACTGCATCTTGTCTGTTTGCAGCTTTATAGCATCGACAACAGTGTCGACTGTTCCGACAGGAGCGTTCAAGTTGTCGCTGATTGTCTTACCGATCCCGGCTGTAATAGCTCCAGCAAAATTCCATATCGCAGAGATCGTCGATATTCCAAGTGACGTGAGCGTCCGACTTCCTGCCGCCCATACAGAGGATACCAGGTTATACAATATATTTCCGGCTTTTGTCGCTCCTGCAACGGCGCTGATATCTTTATCCCACACCGAGGTAGCAACCGCCGCCGCAGTCGGATCGTTCCATGTTGTCTTTAAATTCCGAATTGAATTTCCGACTGTTCCCGCTGTGGTATGACCGGCATTCGGTTCTTCAAGTATATCCGATGTAATGAGGTCTACCGATGCTTGCTGTAACTGAACCTTCAGGGACGCCGCGCTTAATCCGGAATAAATCTGACCGGATGTCTTTGCCCCATCTTCAATGAACAAAGATTTTATATCTGTCTGCACACCGGTGTTGTCTGCCCAAATGGTAGCAAGGCCAGCTGTATCATTAACAGCAGCAAGGATTCTCAGCAAGTACTGGTTCTCTCCCAGTCCAGTGAGTGTAAATTGTGTTGTTGCCACAAGAGAAGCAAACGCTCCACCATTCTTGCTGAATTTGCATGTAATTCCTGCGGCAACTAACCCGTTTGCTCCGAGATCCACAATCACATCAATGGCGGAATCTTTCCGAAATTGTTTTCCGAGAAAGTCTCTTTCTGTTCCCATAAGTTTCTCCTACCCTACGATATTAGTTCCCTTGAGGTGAACTGGATCCGGTTCTGCACTTAACCCCGATGCTTCTCCGATAACGTCTTCATTATTAAGAAAATTAGCAATACCAAGATCTTTGCGCCTTCTCAGCCTGTCAATAGATACACCCTCTATCGGGTTCTCTGAAAACCATATCTCTTGCGCGAACAATACGATTAGCCAGTGATAATTGTTAGGAATCAGGGGGACATCAAAAGCACCTGTAAGCTCTGGCTGCCACGCGTAATAATCAATAACGATATTTTCGTTGCTAACAGATGGAGTGCCAAACAGCCTCAATATCGGCGCATTCGGCGGATCTATCTGGTAGTTGTCCTGAACTGAAAAGAAAAGATCATTTCCTGTGTTTGATGCTGCATCAATCGTCAGTTTCTGCCGGTCCTCGTCAACGGCAACGATTGTAAATATATTTGATCCATTGCCATCAATCTGGATATACCGACCAATCATCCACTCCGCGAAATTTGTCGTGTTGATATTTCCATACACGACCTTCTTCTCGGCGTCGGTAGATCCTGTGACCTTAACACGTCCGGCCTGATGTCTTCCGCCAAACTCGTTTTGTAATGTTATTGTGTTTTCATCCTGGAATGTTGCGATTCGATAAACTTCCCCGTCCATTTCTGATTTAAAGAAACGACCGACTACCTCTTCATCAAACGTAGTCTGCACTCCAACTATTTCTTTTATCCCCCATGTTGGATATACATACCCGGCGACAGAATATGGTGATTCTGTCAATTGGATAACAGTCGCCGCAACTGGGCTTTCGTTCTGGGTATATCTCGCAACCAGGGAAGGCTGGAATATGGTGAGCGTCGTACCGGCAGTATTCCCATCGCGCCCGTACTCGACGTTTATCAGGCTCGCGCAATTAAAAGGAAGAGCGTACTCATTTACATCTGCTATACTTAGAAGTGTCGCTGTTTTATGCAAGAAGGACCACTCAGAAGAATACGACAGAATCTCCTGAATGGCCTCGTTGATTATCTCTTTTACGCTCTGTTTTAAGTGGCTTTCAACCCTCGACTGCTGCCGCCCTGCCCGTAGGACTCTCGACACCATTTGGTTCAGGTTCACTTGCCTTCTCCTGGGCCGCCTGGGAAGCGCGCTGATCCTGCAACGCCTGATCCCCTCTTATGATCTTCGGCCGATTCTTGACATCACATTTCGGAATATGTTGATTCCGTTCTGATATGTCGCTGAAAATTTGATGGCAATACGGGCAAACGACCTGTTCAGCAGTAATCCTTTGGGCCTCAATCTTCCTTTGGATTTTCTTCTCGTCGAGTTCTTTGATGAAGACTCCATAGTCCCTGTGCTGACGCAAAGACTCAATAGCTTCCTTGTCGAATTCACTGTCAAGCACCAACCTTCCATTGCTGAATTTAACAGAGGGTGGATGGACCAGCCGTTCAACACCATTCAACATTCTTTCTACTCCGGCCTTACCAACAACAACCTCCTGGTTGATATGCTCTGTAGACACAAATACAATTCGTTCGCCCATTATTTGCTCCAGTTATAATGAAGAAACGGGGGGAAGGTTACACCCTTCCCCCCCTTTGGTTATCACGTAAAATTCTTGATGATACCGTGTGCCTCTTCAGCAACCAGCTTCAGGCCAATCTCTCCGATCAGCTCGTGCTTGATTGCGTCGTCTTCCGTGGGAAGATTCCGGCGCAGCACGACGTCGCGGAGATACTTGTACTTCAGCAAGCCGAGATCAAGACCCCAACCCCAGTAACCATAAATGGTACCGGACAGAAGACGGTCGCGATAAAGCTCGACCACCCCGTGAGGACTCACATACTCGACCACCTTGAACCCGTACCGGAGATCCCCTGCCGGGTTCTCTGTCCGGATGGTTGCTTCGGTGAAGTCATTAACGCGCTGGATCAGCATCGGGGAACCAATGATGATCTTTCGTTCCATAACGGTATCACCGACCTTCTTTTCAAACATCATTCTCAGCCAGTCATCAAACAGCGCCTTGCTGAGTGTAGCCGTCCCGCAATCCTTCACGTTCGTGCTGATCCAATACCGAAGACCACCGGTCAACCTGCGATTCGATTCGGAAGCGCTTCTGGATCCGAACTGGAGAGCGAAGTTCAGCTTCTTCTCAAAGTGATGCTGCTTGATGTTCAGCTGCCGCTGCTCTTCATTTCCACCGTAGAAAGTGGACGCAGCGATTGACTTGGAGATGTTGACGGTTTCTTTGAAAATCTGGCAATAATTGTATTTGTCTTCGACTTTCGTTGTGACCGCGGTTGCCGGGCTTGAACCTTCGGCAAAAGCCGTTCCGATCAGGAAGAAAACGTCATCATCATTGATGGCCGCTGCTGTGGTCGATCCTGCGCCACGTACAACAACCAGGGTATTCGTGCCCGTTGTAACAGTGGACACGTCACAGTTTTCATTCGTCCGAGGAAGATGAATGATATCACCAGCAATAACATTGGTAACATCATCAAAAACCAGACTTGTTGCAATTGAGTTGTAGCCACCACCGTGATTAATCTGGATGGTGTCCGGCGGAAGCTCGTTCTGAAGAACGTCAAACTTCGCATTTGTCGCCGGTTCTTTGCCGTATTTATACAGCAAATAGGGAAGCGGAAACTGATTGGCGTACAGCATATGGATGGTGTTTCCCCAGTCGAAATCCCTTCTCGCTTGGAGAACTTCCATTGTGTCAACCATGCCGCGGATTTGATTAGTCATTTTTTAAAACCTCCGTTTAGTAGCCAAAATCACAATGCCAGGACTTATGACAACTTCTTCATTGTCGTAGCGTTTGAACAAAAATAGAGATCGACTCCATTGGTGAAGCATTTGCCGACGTTCCCGGCATTTGCAGTCGGGGGTGTCGTCGTTGTTGAAATCAACTCTATCCTGGCATCAAGCTCTGTGCCGATGTTGGAATCTCTTCCGGCAGGGCACATCTTATTCAACCTGGTAATATCAAGGTCTGATAAGCTCATGCCGATCTCCTTTGGCTACTCCGGAAAAATTATACCCGCCGCCCCTTGTTGTCATCACCTGGAGAAAAACCATAAAACTTTTTAATCTGATCCGCCTCGGTATCGGTTGCGCTTTCCTTACCTCCGATGGTGCCACCAACTTCAACCTGTGCGGATATTTTCTTTTGGCGTAAAGATTCCTCTTGGCCAGGATCGTTCGCCTGTTCTGGTTTATAGTTTTTCATTTCTCCCACAACATCGTAGACGGAAGAAAACGCCTCAAGCAATGTTAAGTGCGGGGAACGAGATATCTTTTCCTTTGCAGCCTGAACATATTTTTTGTAATTGGGATACTGCATGATCCGCGCCGCATCTTGCTCGTCACGTGATCTTTGCAGCTCGGCCTTTAGCGGGCCGATTTCACTTTTGATGACATCCCGAATCATGTCCCTTGCCTTCTTAGCTGGAACATCATCTTCGTCATCATCATCTTCAATCTCCACCTTCTGTTTCTTTGGAACGGCACTTTCTTCCGGCCGCTTAAAGTCAAGAATTTCAGCCATAGAGGCGTCGCGTTCCTCACTCTCCTTCTTTGACTCAAGAGATTCAAGATGTTTTTTTGCTTCCTCTTCGGTTTTAAACCTACCGAGAATCAGAGTTTCTTCCTCTCTGGCTTTTTCCGAAGACACTTCTCCTTGAGCTTCCCCCTCTGGGGTTTGCTCTATAATTTCTTCCGGCATCATTCTTCCTTTCTATAAAGATCGGATACCCTTGTCTCGTACTCTCGATGATTTTCGACAGCACTATTAAAATCACTCTTTATGAGCCGCAAGGCCCTTATGACGCCAGCAACCTCAAGGTACCCGTTATGGGTCAGCAGTTCAGCCTCTCCACCTGGGAACGCCATCCGGATTGCCTCTTTCTCCTTAACCAGAAAAAACTTCCTGAGATACTCTTTCAGTTTGTCATTCTCAAGAAAGGTTACAAAATCTGATGCTTCTTCTATTGTCATGCCGAGCGCCGTCTTTACGACATCCGCGTAATTCTCGTTTATATCATTTAAGGCTTCTCCTCTGAGGCTATCTGACATTTGCGCCTCCGCCTGTTATGCCCACCGGCCCCGCCGCAACATTATACGCCTGTTCCTGAATAGTCCCTCCCGGCATATTTCCACCGCGATCCCCACCGGCCAACTGACCGATAAATCCCTGGAGCTGGGATATTTGGCCGCCAACGCTTCCCTGCGCCCGCATATCCTCGAATAACAAATTGACGTGCATATAATAATGCCGCAACAGCCTATCGCGCGCATCCGGCGTCAAGAAACCAACATCCAGGGCACGCAGATGAATCGGGATATGCTTGGTATGCCGTTCACCAGGCATCACTTGTATGTCAATATTATCGAGCGTCATGCGCCTGTTTTCATCGTATGGATCCCGGTAATAGCCAGGATACATCATCCCCGGCTTCTTCAGCAGACGATCACCACCCCTGATGTTAGACGCGTTGTTAAATGTCTTGGCAATCTCTTCAGGATCAAATTGATTCACAACACCAGGGATATCCTTTATGATGCTTAACCCCTGTACCCATTGCTGGAAGTCAATCGCCCGGTTCCCCATGTATCCACCGAGCGTAAAGTCGAATTCATAATCATCAACAAATAGTTCCCGGTGTGAGAAGTTAAAATCAATTCCCTCGTCACCCATCACGCGAACCCACTTCCGCGGATCTCCAAACTGTTTCTCCAGTCGATACATGTCCCTGAACATCGTACCCATTGTGAACTGAGCGCATAATACCTTCAGGTTTGTACGTCCGGCTGCCCCCATCGCCCTGAGCTGTGTCATTGACGCGCTCTCGCTTGACTTCCCAGGAACTTCTCCGCGCGTGAAATCCGGATCCCCTGTAACGCCATCCATCTTTCTTTCCGCGTTATTTTGTTCAATATAAGCGCTTTGGGTAACATCTTCAATTGGGAATGGTTTTACCTTGTCCGGATTCATACAGGTGTGAATGCCCATCGGCCGGAACTTGACACGCTTCTTATTAAAGCCTGAAGCGCTGCTTACAAGGAGCATCCTGTTTATGATCCGGTGAACATTATCAAGCCGCTGATTCACGATCACGTTTGCCAGCTCTTCAAGGTCAAGCATTGGTTCAATCGTACCCATACCTGGAAACTGATCGTCAAGAATTGTTGCCCGATAGAAGTAATAAGGGATTATTCCGTCATCAAAAGGATTATCTCTGAACCGGATTATCCTGTCTTTTGTGAAGGCAATAAGAAAGTTCTCGTCCCAGCGCTCGAACACCTGAACCATGTCTTCCCCGGTGTTTTCAACCTTTGACTGATCGGATCGACTGGTGTCCTCGTTGTCATCCATGAAGGCATCCGGAACCAAATTCTTTGTCTGACTCTTTATATAAAGGGGAGATTCCTTCAGGTAATTCAGCGGCTTCCAGTATGACTCAAAACAATATCTCAGGCTTTCTCGATTAACCGCATCCAGATTCCACCAGAATTTTCTGGTGTTGACATTTACACAGGAAGGATTGTCACATACGATATGCTTTCCCTCAAGCTCCATGCGCTGAACACCGACCAGAACCCCTTCTTCATCAAGGATCGGACGGCGGACAACCTTTCCTTCCCGCTCCTTGAATTCCCAGAACATCTTAAACGGAGAAAGACCAAGGCGCTCGCCTTGTCTGATCCAATTTATCATAAGTTCTGTGGAGTTTTGTTTTTGGAAGAAATAATACCGGAGTTGTTTTTGAATTGCTTTTGCCTTCATTTCCCTGATGTCGCTATCCGCTTCGTTTGGATAAACTGTAACCGGCGGATCAAACCCTGTCAGAGAAGGAATAATCTTTGATACCTGGCTTTCGACCTGCTGATATGCGTACCTAATCCTGATATTTGATCGGTAATCCTTCTCGGCATCCGGAAGATCAATTGCTGTCTTCCATCCGTAATACGCCTTGTCGCATAACTGCCACATCTGGTCGTAATAAACGCCCCGCCACTTCTGTAAAAATTTTAATTGTTCGTCAACTTTTGTGAAAAGCTGGGATAAAAAGTTATGTTTATCTGTAGCATCTATTTTACCAAAAGGCGTTTCGCGTCCGGACCATCTGCCCTTTGATTGCTCTTCATCATCATCGCGGTACGCAGAAGTCTTTGCGTCCGGCGGATTTATGATTTGGACACCCATGTATTGTTCCCAAAAAAATGTTGGTGAAAAACGCCATCGGTGTAAAACACTATTTAATACATAATATCACACGTTTTTACCATTGTCAAGCCTAATATTTCGTGGCGCTTCTCCGTCCATATAGCGGTCTATAGTCGTCTTCATCGTCATCTTCCATTTCATCAGCGCCTGGCGGGAATTGTCCAACCTGGAATTGCTGGGAAAAAGCATCAATCAAGTCGTCCTTTTCTTTCTTTTTATATCCGGTATACTTCAGTAGTTCTTGCTCGAATTCCTCGTGTTCTTCCCTTATGTATATCTGCCCCTTATTAAAGTGCGGCTGCATCTGAGCGATCCGACCATACTTGCTTACCTTGCTCGGTGGTGTGAATCGCAACAAGTCCATGTCAACAAAATTCCGTTCATCCTTCTGGGCACATATCACATCCCATAAGGTACCCGACTGGGATCCCTGGATTTCAACGCTGAGAAATTCCGGCCGAATCTCGGAATACATGCCAAACATTTCATCCATCAGCGCCGCGGTATCAAGGTGTTCATATACATATCTGTGCAGAAATACAGCGCCAAACGGATAAGAATCCTGTGCGCCGATCCAATACGCACAAACAATAGCCGATCTATCAGCATAACTTTCTGTTGAGCTGGCCGGGTCAACTGTTATCCTGAATACCCCACCCGGCGGGAATATGTTGTAATACTGAATCATTTTCTTCCGAAAGAGTTTCTTGTCGCTTTCAACCGGTGAGTTATAATACTGACATGAGAAAATAAAGAATCGCTTTGTCTTTGCGCGGAGCCGTGCTTCAACTTTTTCATTAAACTTCTGGGGGAATATGTATTCTTCTTTGCCTGTTTTCTTGTTAAATTCCTTCAGCTGCCTTACCGATGACACAAAGAATTCATTATTCAGCAAATCGTTGTACAAATCATAGAAGTCATACCTTGTGCCGATCACGTCCTGGTGCCCGTCCGGTTCAAGTACCGCAACGCTGTATTGAAACTTGTCCTTCAATCCCTCGATCTTCTCCGGAGTGTCCGAGTTATCCCAGGTTACAATGTCATCGTACTTGATGACGTCAAAGTGTTGTGATACGATATTTGAATCAATACCGAGCGCCTTCACTGTCGGTTCAGGTTTTGGTGTCTTCCGGTCAACTGTTATTTCCCCCTGTGTCCACTTTGTTTTTCCGGAAGCATCCACATGCGGTTTTACCTCTGGGAAGAAAAAATGAAGCCGCTTATTCCCCATGATGTGTTCGGATATAACCCTGAGAAATTGCTTTGCGTTATCCCCGGTTGCATTCAGGATCAATATCCGGATTGATGTGTTTATACAGATACGACGCAACGAATCACCAATCGTCAGGCAATGGCTTTTCAGGTGCCCACGCGGCCACAACGTCAGCGTTTCTGTTTCTCCATTGCGTACATGTTCATCGTATCGAGCCAGCTCCTCCCGGTGGAAGTCATTGTCGATATCCCTGAACCCCAGAATTTCATAACAGAAATGCCAGAGCGATCCAACATATTTCATTCTGAGTTGGTGCCATAGATCCCCACCCTTGACGAGCGCCTGTTTAGACATTATCTTTTACCTCGACTGGAAGAACTTGTCGATTTCTTCCATTTCGTGCCTTTCGATTTCAACGTCTTCTTGCCGCGATCGGTGCGGCGGCGGCTTTGGCTTACTTTCGTTGTGTCCATCATCGATCGATTCATCTGCGTCATCGAATCCTCCTTCAATCATTTTTTCTATTTCCCCTTCTTCGACCGGCTCTTCTTCCCAGTCTTGAGGGATTGTCCCGTCTTCGCCTGTGCTATCTTCGCTGCTGATTTCTTGCTCTTCCCTTCCGACACTAAGGCTTTGTATACCTTGTGGACCTTTGATCCTTTCGGCATCTTCAACTCCCTCCAAAAATTCGCTTTCAAATCCGGACAATTCATCCATGTCTTCACGCTCCGGCGCTTTGCGAGACCCATACGCCCGCGGCGCCTTGCCTCCCGCTTTCATTTTCAGGTCATGCAGATCCTTCTTGAAGCACATTTCCTGGGCATCTTTAATGGCTTTCGTTCTCTGTTCCTTGGAGTTCTTTGTCGACACCGCCTCCAGGTTCAACAGCAGCATCCTGTAGTCATGGCTTGCGATCGGGATGTTCTTGATCGATATGTCTTCCACCTTTGACGCCAACAGTTCCGCTATCTTTTCTTGATATCGCAGAAACAGTTTGGCCCTGTTCTCCCTGACCAGTCTCAATGTAGTCCTCACTGTGGACAATTCTCTGGATTGGTTATGATACTTTTCGAGATACTCTTTATATGACTCAACCAGCTCCTGTTTTGTCATATCATCTGGGCCTTTTCTGCCGCGTTTTGCCATTAAAGATACCTTTCGTAAACAGCTTTGCCTTCCGGCGTCAATTCAAAATCACATGCTCCCGGCCTTGGGTGTACCCACCTGGAGTACTTATGGTTCATCCAATACATCGGTGCGCCGTACTGATTGATCGGCGGCTGAACCCACGCCTCCATCACCTTCCCCGTGTCAATCGCAACCTTTCCCATACACCGCGCCAGCTCCAGGTAATGACGCCCGACAATCGATGCGCTCATTAACATTACGTCAAAACCCTCACCGACGCTCATTATACAGTTCCGTATCTGTTCATCCTTTGTGAATATTTCCCCGTACCGGTTCGGAACAACTAACGGGTGCGTCACCCGCACACCGTTCTTCTGCAACAGCTCCGCCGCCTCGCACGCATAAGGCGACACGATCATACACCTGGACCCGGTTTCATTCAAGATGATCTTCAGGTTCCTCCTGCCGCGCAGAAAGAGTTTCCAGTTCACATCCGGACAGCAGTAGTTGTGGTTCTCGATCCCGGCCTTCCGATATATCTCCTGGTAATTCTTGATCGCTTCAACGGTATCTTCGCTCGTTCCGGTACTCATTTTCAGATTCCGCCAGAACACTCGCGGCGTGAGTATGGTTTCAAAGCATGAACAGTAGTTCGCTTTGTTCATCGCATCCACCATACGCTGATACACTGTGTCAGCATCCGCCGCCCTGAACCCGTGAACATTCATCCTGGTAGTCAACCTGTGCGGATACTCCTCCCCTTCATACTTCTTTTTGACCCACCCCTCCAGGTGTCTGAGATCACCGTCACCCGGCCGGACCAGAGAAAACGGCTTCCCTTCCCTTATGTGTTCTTCAATGTCTTCCAGTATTTCATTTACGCGGAACAGCATCGTCTTCTCCTAAAAAATCAGACAGTTCAAACTCAAGTATAAACATTAAAGACGCAATCGCATGAGCCAGTGGATGAAGCCCGCTTTCTGGATCTTTGGTTTCACCATCAACACTAAATGCATCAATGTGGCGCATAGCTGCATCGTAATATCTGACTTTCGCGTTCTTCAGCTTCATCCAATTGTTTTCACCGTATTTATCTGCCCCGTAATCAAAAACGCGCACGACTTCACGCATCGATTTTCCAGGAACCAGGTGCCAGCGCATTTTCTTGTCATCGTTTTTTTTGCCCGTTTTGTTATCAACAATATCGTTTACGCTTTCAACCTCAATAATACCCAGGTCACACACATTTGTACGCGCCATCCCTCTATCTCCTGAAAAATTCCGGTATCGGGTTCCCCTTCATAAACTCCTGCAATGTCAACTTGAATTGATTTATCCTTATCGCATCCGTATGTCGCTTCTTTATCTGTGATAGTGCCAGGTCGGACAGGTAATCCCTGAGATACGGATCATCCGCCAGCCGCGCCGCTTTCTTCCGAAGATCCTTCTCGTCTTTGAATTCCAGCCAGCATGTCTCGTCAAACAGTTTATATTTCTCCCTGAACGGCGTCGTCAGCAGCGCGCATCCCGACGCCATGTATTCATACATCTTCGCCCGGGAGTTCCCGAATTCCGTCGTGGTCAACCCCATGGTATTAGATCTCAAAAACTTTGGGTAATCCCGATCTATAATCCGAAACCCCGGCTGCGCGCGCAGCAATTTCATGCTCTTCAGTTCTTCGAGATACCGCCGCCGGTCCTCATACGCCTGATGACGCACTGTCCCGGCAAACCCAACCTTGTTGAACCGCCCGCCGTTCCCGGGATGAAACACCTCAGTATCCACCGAATACGGCAGCCACACGCTCCTGGCGTCGCGCTTCAGGTGTGCCCGCATTATCGCCAGGTCGAATTTACAGTTTCTGTAAAACTTCTCATACGCCCGCATCCCGTATTTAAACGGCGCATCCACCACGATCCAAACCACCGGCGCCTTGATCCGTGCGATTAACCATATCAGTTTATCAAGATATTTCGGATGATAGTTAATGTGTGCCAGAACCAGGTCCGGCCGATACTCCTTATTGATGATATCAGGCGTGGTCGTGTACCAGAAGTTTTCATGGATGGGATCGTAGTGGCATACCTTTATGCGCTCGTATTTTTTGCAATGCCGCTTCAGCTTGTCGATAAATCCCCAGTTTATCCTTTCGGAAACAGGGCTATAATTATGATTGATCGTCAGAACGTTTCCCAGCATTTTCGTTTTGCATCCTCTCGAACCGCAAGTTCTTCCGCACACAAGAACAAACCATATATATCCTGCCTTTCGATACCGGCCGCCCGGTACCGTCAAAGAGCTTCGATACCTTCACTTCATCTGTCGCCACGATCCCCCCGCCGCGCCGCACGATTCCCCCGCCCTGGCACATCCCACACTCATGGTCCGCCAGCCGCTTGATGTTCCGGTAACTCATTGCTTTATCATACGTCGCCATTATTTTGTCCTCATATAGACTTAAACGACATGTGTTCCTTCAACTCCGCGATCAATGCGGTCCTGTGTCCGTTTGCGTAACCAAAGCAACGCCTCTTCCAGTTTAGTCAGGGCAAGAGCGTTCTCTCTGCATTTATATTCACCGGACTGAAATCCCTGCATCCGGTCGATGACGATTGCGATCAGGTCTTCATTGTGGACGCCATTGACACCAGCCTCATTAATAGGGCCATTTTGGAAAGAAACAAGACCAAGACTTTTATCGCCTTCAGCATTCTGGATCTCATATTCATGGCAAGCATTCCCCTGCCCAGGAGAATCCAAACACACAACCTGTGTATAATTCCTGCTACCAACATTTACAATTCTTGACATCATAAACTCCTTTTATTCCACCGCCTCATATCTTTCTGTGAAAGCAGATTCCGTAATATAAATCCGGACTGCGTGATCGCGAAGGTCCACTATTATCATGCCACCCGGCGCGGGTGTGATCCCTTCCGCCACCGAGACACCCGTCATGTCCTCGCCCGGCACATACGGACGCATCGCGTAAAGCGTCTTCATCCGGTAATACTTACAGTTTGGGGGGAGTGCCATTTGTTTCTCCTTTAACCTCGCTCTCGAACATTAAAGACCTTCAACGCCACGTCTGAACAATCGCTCTGCAAGATCATCAAAGCTGTGGTCCTCATAACAGGACATAATTGCATCCCTGAGTTTCCGCATTATCTCCGGTTCATCGGACACGGTAACAGACAGCCGCAGGCGCACCTTGTCAACAGGATCGTCCTTAACCTTGGCATAATCAGTAACAACTATCTCTTCGATAGTATCAATCATAATATTAAAACCCCTGCCGGGGCAAAAGGATGAACCGGCACGAGGGCCGGATTTGGGGAGTCGAAAATCCCCGACAGGGGTGGTTTACCTTATCCTTTCCGTCCGGTGCCTTTGCCGCGGCCACCGCCATTACCGTAACCAGGGCCGCCCTTGGAACAGCCACCGGTGTTTTTATTCCGCCGCCCGCCACCTGAACGACCCTTTCCCTTACCGGATCCATCTTTCCTTCCATATCCACCGAGTGTCGCCATGGTATTACTCCATTAAAAAATCCCCGACAGGGGGGTGTTATAGATTATACTTTTTCTTTGCCTCATCCAGTCGTTCCCGATAAGACCAGGATCCTCGATAGGAAAAAACCCTATCATCTAAAAGGCAATCCGTCCCTTCGTAATTTCCACCCAAAGAATGTTCATGTTCCTTTTCAAGAAGGGGATTATATACTTTTAATTTTTCACCAACAGACAACACCAAAACCCCGACAAGCGGATCCTTGAAACCAGGACTATAAAAAATATAATCTCCCGGTTTGAATTCAGTCTTTGGTTTTATCGAGCAATATTTGTCCATTAAAAAAACCGCGGGTTTTTACGCCCGCGGCCCCTTATTGAGCCTTCCGTAGTCACCTTGGAAAACCACATCAGGCACAATTTTATAAAAAACCGGGTGAAAAGCACACAGATTCAACAACCTCTTGATAGATGGAGAAGATGTGCTTGGTCGGATGGGAAGTCCTCGCCTTTCACCCAGATTTTTGGTAAACCAGCCGGAACACCCGGCCGGTCACAAATTCGCGCATCCATTGTTATGGATGTGGATGTGGATTCCGTAGTTAATTATACTCGACGCGTGTCGCGTGTCAAGTGGTTTTTTAAGAAAAAAATTTTTGCAAAATTTTGCGAGGCAAGGATAACCTAAAGACGGGCCGACATTAGGGGACCCCGGGTGCCCCCTATACATTATATGTTTGTTGTGCTCGCGCGGCGCGCAACGTCCGATAATATACATAATGTTGCATTGATAACTATCCGTAACCGATTGACAAACATCATTTTACGCGGAAATGGTAAAGAATCTTTACGTTATTGGAATCGCGCGTCGCGTGACAATTCACATGTTCCTGGTTTTAAATGACGCGCGGCAGTAGCTGGTAGGATGCACCGCCTGGTATTTAGTTGAACAACTTATTGTACAATCGTCCATTTTGGAATGTTTTTGATAATGGAATCGTCCATAATGGAATGCACTGCACAATTTTTTGTGCACTTGGTGGCGTATCCCTGTATCCCTGAGCGTGTCTCTTGTATCTATTTTCATAACACCTTGGAACGAACACACTTATGACTAGTGTATTCTTTTG